AGACCTTACTTCTGAATATGAATTTTCTCAAAATCAATATCACAATATTATTGATAAGGGAAATGAAGCTATAGGTGAACTTATTGAAATAGCAAAAGCTGATGAAAGTCCGCGTTCATTTGAAGTCTTAGGACAACTGATGAATAGTTTAACTACTACTACAAAAGAACTTTTATTATTACAAAAAACAAAGAAAGAAATAGAAAAAGAAACAAAAGATCCTTCCACAGTTAATAATTCTTTGTTTATTGGATCAACAGCGGAGTTACAGGAGTTATTGACAGCTAAAAAGAAATAAGTGATATGAGCGATCAATATTTAGGAAATATGCTCTTAAAAAGAGCAGATGTTCAACATAATTTTACAAAAGAAGAAGTTGAAGAATATATAAAATGTCGCGATGATATTGTATATTTTTTAGAAAATCATATGAGAATTGTTCATGTGGATGAAGGTCTTATACAATTTTCTTTATATCCCTTCCAAAAAGATTTAATACAAACTATATCTGAAAATAGAAATGTTATTGTGAAAACTGGTAGACAGGTTGGTAAATCAACCACTACTTTGGGTTGGTTATTGCATTATGTTCTTTTTAATCAGTCTAAGACGGTTGGAATACTTGCTAATAAAGCTGCAACAGCTAGAGAATTATTAAGTCGTATTCAAATAGCATATCAACATCTTCCTAAGTATCTTCAACAAGGATTAAAGGAATGGAATAAAGGTTCATTGGAACTTGAAAATGGAAGTAAGATTATAGCTTCTTCTACATCTTCAAGTGCTATTCGTGGATTTTCGTTTTCTTGTATTTTATTGGATGAATTTGCTCATGTTCAACGACATATTGCAGATGAGTTTATTCGTTCAGTATATCCAACAATTTCATCTGGTAAAGAAACAAAAGTTATTATTGTATCGACACCAAATGGTTTCAATATGTTTTACAAATACTGGAATGATGCAGTAAGTGGAACAAATGATTTTAAACCATTTAAAGTTCATTGGTCGAATGTTCCTAATCGCGATCAAGGATGGAGGAAAAAAATTGAGTCAACTATTGGAGAGGATGCATTTAGGCAAGAGTATGAGGCAGAATTTTTAGGTTCTTCAAATACATTAATATCTTATGAAAAATTACAAGAATTATCATATAGTAATCCAATATACAGAAAGCATGAAGTAGATGTTTTTAGTGATGTTATTTCATCACATTCTTATGTTATGACAGTTGATGTTGCTCGTGGTCAAGGAAGTGATTATTCAGCCTTTACCGTGTTTGATATTACAGAATTACCACACAAAGCGGTGGCAAAATATAGAAGTAATCTAGTAGCCCCCCTAGTCTTTCCCAATATTATAAATATTATAGGTAAGAAGTATAATGATGCTTATATTCTTATTGAAGTAAACGATATTGGCTCACAAGTGGCCGATGTTCTCCATCACGATTTGGAATACGAAAATTTGTTTTCAACAGCGTGGTATGGTAGGCACGGACAACAATTGAGTGGTTTCGTTGGTGGTAAAAGAGATTCTCAGTTTGGTGTAAGAACATCTAAACAAGTAAAAAAATTGGGATGTTCTAATTTAAAAGCACTGATTGAGGATGATAAGCTCTTAATACCAGACTATGATATGATTTCTGAATTGACAACATTTGTTTCAACAGGTGACACTTTTAGTGCAGAAGATGGAGCACATGATGATTTAGCTATGACTTTAGTGTTATTTGGTTGGTTAGTAGATCAACAGTATTTCAAAGAATTAAGTAATCAGAATATTAGAGATAATCTTTATAAAAATCAATTGAGTGAAATTGAGGACTTAACTACCCCATTTGGTATTATTAATAATGGTTTAAATCATCCAGAATATGAAGTAGATTCTGAAGGAACACTTTGGACAAACGTAAAATAACAGATAATGTGTTTGATGAATAATAAATTTTTGTTAATATAAAAAATGTAATTACTTGTAAAGGAGAAAACAAATGGCATTTCAAGTTAGTCCAGGAATTAATGTAAGTGAAGTTGATCTCACTACAGTAGTCCCTAATGTTGCCACATCTATCGGGGCGATAGCTGGTGGTTTTAATTGGGGACCCGTGCTTGAAAGAATTTCAATCACAAATGAAAATGATTTAGTAAAAGTTTTTGGTAAACCAGATGATGATACATCATCTTATTTTCACACAGCGGCAAATTATCTTGCTTATTCAAATAATCTTATTGTAGTAAGAAATGTTAAAGCAGGTGCTAAAAACGCTGTTGTTGGTCCTGTTCCAGGAACTGAAGCAGGAACAGCTGTTGTAACTCATAATGCAACTGATTATGATGCTGATGAGGCAAATTATGCAGATCAGTTGTTTGTTGCAAAGTATCCTGGTATATTAGGAAATAGTTTGAAGGTTATAGCAATAGATAAACACGGATGGGATCAAGCTTATGGTTTAGCTGCTGGTAGTCGGTCTGCAGATCAAGCAAAATTTTTGGCTAATTTTGATGCTCGACCTCCCGGAACATCAAATTCTATGGCAAATGCAAACGGATGGGATGGTGTTGAAGCTAATAGACCTGAACTTAATGATGAGATGCATGTCATGGTTATTGATGAAGATGGTGCGTGGACTGGTGAACCAGGATATGTTCTGGAGAAATTTTCCTATGTAAGTAAGGCCTCCGATGCAAAACGAATTGACGGTTCAAGTAATTACATTGGAACTGTTTTACGCAACGAATCAGCATATATTTGGCTTGGTGCTAAACTTACTATTACTGCAGATTCTACAGATGCAGGTGGTGGAGCTCCTGATAGAGATGCTGGTGCAGTTATGGCTGGTGGTGCTTTTAAAAGGATAAATGGTGTTGGTTATGAAATTATAGGTGGTTCATTAGGATCAGATGCTGGTGCAGAAGGTGTTGATGATAATGCACTTACTGATGCAGAACTTAAAGATGCTTATAATCTTTATGAAAATCCTGAAGTAGTTGATGTTTCTTTATTAATGGCGGGACCTGCTGATGCGGGTGCTGGTGGAACAGGACAACATATTATTGAAACAATTGCATCTGTAAGAAAAGATTGTGTTGTTTGTGTTTCTCCATCTAGGGGTAGTGTTGTAACTACAACTGGCCAGACGGCTAAGATTTTAGATGATGCTACCAATCTTGGTTCTTCAAGTTATGCAATTATGGATAGTGCATGGAAATATCAGTATGATAGATACAATGATGTTTTCCGTTATGTTCCATTAAATGGTGATATTGCCGGATTGTGTGCAAGAACTGATTTTACGAATGATGCATGGTGGTCACCTGCAGGTTTAACAAGAGGTACAATTAAAAATATTATTAAACTTTCTTGGGAGCCTTCTAAACCACAACGAGATGAACTTTATCAAGCAGGTGTTAATCCAATTATTACTCAGACCGGTTCTGGTGTAGTTCTTTGGGGTGACAAAACAATGCAGACAGTTCCAAGTGCATTTGATCGAATCAATGTACGAAGGTTGTTTATTGTTCTTGAGAAAGCAATCTCAATAGCTGCTAAAGCTATGTTATTTGAGTTTAATGATGAGTTTACACGTTCACAATTTATTAATCTGGTAGAACCTTTTCTCCGTGAAGTTCAAGGTAGACGAGGTATTACTGACTTTAAGGTGGTATGTGATAGTTCTAATAATACTGGTCAAATTATTGATACGAACAATTTTGTTGGTGACATTTATGTTAAACCTTCACGTTCTATCAACTACATCCAGTTGAACTTTATTGCTGCCCGTTCTGATGTTTCTTTCTCAGAAATTGGTGGATAAATCTTATAAATATATACAAACTTAGAGGAGTAAAATAATGTCTACAATTTCAGATTTCAAAAATAACTTTAGAGGTGGGGTTCGACCCAATCTATATAAAGTTGTAGTTAACGCGCCGATTATTGGGCAGTTAGATTTGCAGTTTCTAGGAAAGGCAACACAAATTCCTAGTTCTAATATATCTAATATTGATGTTGCTTATCGTGGTCGTTTATTAAAAGTTCCAGGAGATCGTAACTTTGAAGATTGGACTGTAACTGTTTTAAGTGATCCAGAGTGGCAAGCTAGAACATCAATGGAATCTTGGATGAATGCTATTCAGAATCATTCACAGAATCGAAGTTCTGTTTCGGCTACTAATGTTTATGGTAATGCTACAGTTTCACAATTGAATCGTGATGGTGGAGTTCTTAGGACATATCGGTTACAAGATATCTATCCTACAACCTTAACTGCTATTGAATTATCAATGGAAGCTGATGGTGCACCGGAAGAATTTGCAGTAACATTTGCTGTTAATAATTACACAGTTGATGGTGCTGGTATGGATGGTTCTCAATCTGGTAGTGGAATTGATATCTCACTCAGTGGTTCTCTTAACATTGGTGGTGTAACAATCTCAGGAAGTATTTAAAGCTTTAAATAAGGGGGAGAATTAACTCCCCCTTTTTTATTTTAAGGGAGATAAGATATGCCTATAGTAAGTGACGAAAGAGATGCAATGTTTGTTCCTGTTTTAAAAGGTGGAATAAACTGTGCTGGAGATACTCCTTTGCATTTAAAACAAAAAGAAGTATCAAATTATGATTATATAACTACTGCAGATCCTACACAGATGGAGCCTACTCGGGCAGATAATGTAAATGATGTTGTTAGAGCACAAGATAAATTTTTAAATAAAGAACATCCTCTAGCAGCTCATATGAAAATTACACCACAATGGACAACTCCTATTGGTGAATTGGAACTTAATTTGCCTGAAGATATGAGAATAAGTCTTATTAAGTTTATTGCTTCACGTGGTTATCATACAACTATGGCTACTCATAGTAAAACACAAACACCCGAATTTGAAAAAAATCATTATAATATATTTGAATATGACGAGGAAGA